CACTCACAGCAGAAATAACTGGAGTAGAAGCAAGATCATCAGAAGTCATCATAATTCTAAACTTGAAATATCTGCCAGTATAGTCTCCAATTATAAAGTTTCTGTAAGAATTATAAGTTATGTTATCTTCAGAAGTTGCTATTTCTAAATGTGCATTACAATTAGCTGGTGTATCTCCGTCAAAATTAGATACTCCATCATCAAATAATAAAGCCCCTCTACCATCATCAAACAACTCGTCTAAGTTGTCGGCAGTTTGTGTTATTGAAGCTGTAACTCTTACTGTGTAACTTCCACCTATGTCTATTGGGTTTGTAAAATAATAATAACCAAGTGAATATAAATCATACTTCTCAACACCTGCATCAAATAAAGTTATTGGTGTATCAAATAAACCAGAACCACTATCAAAGAACTCTCCTGAATCTAATCTTATACAATTAGCATCATCTTTATAAATTTGATATTTAGTTCCTGAAAAAGCTGGAGATTCTTCTTGTGTTGCAACAGCATTGAAATTTCCAATCGCTGTAATGTCAGTTACTATGATTGATTCATTAACTGAGTAGTTACCATTTTTATCAACTGCTTTAATTAAATATGAACCTACCTTAGCACCAACCATAACTGAAGTAGCTGGTCTTGCAACCTTCTCAACTAATGTAACTGAGTTAGCCCAACTAGCACCTGATGTTACACTTGAATATCTTAATGTATAATAAGCTAAATCTAAATCAGCTATTTGCGACCAGTTTAAGAAAATAGAATTACCAATTACGTTACAAGAAAAATCTGACACATCTGCTGGTGGTAAAGTTCCACCGACTATTTCTCTTGATGCAGTTGTGTAACCAGAAGATACTCCTAAAGTATTAAATGCTTTTACTCTTACGTTATAAGTTGAACCATCTATTACGTTTAATATTCTATGTACTAAACCTTTTCCTTGTCCAGCTATGATGTAATCTGTCTCACTACTTAATTTGTATTCTACTTGGTAATAATCTACAAAACTATCTGGTGATGCACCGATTGTTACATCTAAAGCTGTTATAACTACTCCGTCTGAATATTGAATTAGTTGATCGTCAAGAGTCAATGAAGCTGGTGCAGATACTGAGAATGGGTTTGGTAATACTGTATCAGCAATAGTTGGTACTTGTGATTTTGATTCCCAAGTATAAAAGTTATCTTGATGTTCTTCTAAGCCAAGATTAACTGTGCTGTCAGCATTAATAGATAATGACATAACTCGGAATGGTTTGGCACTAAATCCTGCTGTATCATACGTTGCTGTAACTATATCACCTATTGCTAGGTTTAATCCTTCTGAAGTAATAGTTACTTCTGCCTTTAAACAATTTCTTGATCTCTTTAATATGTTCTCGCAAATTTCTTCAGCTTGATAAGGTGATGTAACGTGAATCATATCAAAACTTCTTTCAAGTAAAGTATCGTTATCAGCAGATAACATTGTTGCAAAACGATCTTCTACTGCTAATGCAGAATCATCATAAGGTGGATATGAAACTGTATCTGATTGATAATCTTTAGAAGGGTTTGTAAATGTTCCTACAACTCTATTATATTTCTCAGATTTGTTTTCTCCTTGTAATTTAACTTCGCTTACAACATTATCTTTAGTTAGTAATAACTGTGATGAACCAGTACCTTCAATAATAACTTTATATTTACCCTGAGTGTAATTAAAGATTGCTCTCATAGGTACAAGTAATTCTCTTACGTTATCAATTACTTTTTTCTCACTATCTAATACTGCGTGTGTTTCAAATAGATTAATTGAAGCACCACTTGTGTAAGGAGTTACTTGAGTTTCGCAGGTATTTGCAGAAGTTTTAAATGAATCGTAATTAGTTTCAAATGCTGAGTTTGGTAAACCTTTTCCGTATCTAGCATTTCTTAAATAGTCTAAAAGAATTAAAGATGAGTTTTTAGAATAAGCCCAAGTAGAAGAAGTATCTTCTCTTTGTGAACCTGAACCACCTTTTGTAGAATCTGCTCTTGGGTCGTAAATCTTTTTGCCTTTTAATGTAACTCTAATTTCAGGTATTCCACTAAAAGCATCTTGATTCCATTTTAAACGAATAGCTAAATAAGCAAGACCAGATAACTTATGATTAGTAGTCCAGTTAGCTTGTTCTTGTAATAATGAAGATGCAGATTGATTATCTAATCCATAGAATCCTTGAACTGATATTAAACTTGTTCCATCTTTATAAAAATTAGTATCTGAACTATTTACTGTTCTTAATGTTCCATCAGTTAATGCACCACTCCAAGTTACTAGTTTGTCATCAACGTAAATCTCATCTATGCTTTCAATTCCTGCACCACCACCTTCGCAAAGAACTCCAGCTATATAAAGATATTGATTATCAACACCAGAACTTTCAACATAAACTCTAGTTAGTCCAACTTGTCTTTGACCATAGACAACAGGTATTGGATTATTGTTTGCGTCTTTGTTTACTAAGATACCTTTAACTTCATCATTAGATGATTGTCTTGGTGATTTAGGTTTTGGTGCAATTAAATAACTTATTGCTGTTGTTATTATGGTTGTTATAATTGCTGTTATGACTGCATCAGGCATTAGATATGAAATCCTCTTTTGTATTTTTCTGAAGTTCTGTAAATATGATTATCTTCAGACATTCTAATCCATTTAACACATTCATTAACTTCTAGTTTTGGTTTAAAATATTCTTTAATCCAATTCATAATTTCTCTAGTATGACTCTTTGCTACTACTGCCATAACCCAAATATTCTTTCCACAATTCCATTCATTGTCTTTTAATCTTCCACTAACTTTATATCTTTGTTGAACTATATCATTCATATAAGCCCAATTAGTAAATCCAATATCTTCACTTCCAACTCTATGAATTTGGTATTGATCTAAATTAAGAGATGGCAAAATCATTCCTGTTATTTGTGCATAAGTGTATTTATCGTATCTTGGCATTTGTCTATACAAATGAACTGCTCTATATAAGTCGTTCATTAAGCAACTCCCCATTTAATTTTCTGTGATGTTTGACTTGCAAACTCCATACCCTTATCTGTTGAGAACAATAACTTTTGAGAGTTTTCAGAAGTTCTTCTTCCTTGTACTTTTTCAAAATCTGCCCAATGTGAAGCTATAATAACATTGATTGATGATGTAGTTGCATTTTCTTCAAGTGAGAAGTTAGCTATTCTACCTTCAAATAATAAAAATGGGTCAGCTATTAAAGTTCCACTATCATCTAAGAAACCTCTATAAAGATTTGCAGGTTTATTCATGTAATCATTGTTTAATAAAAGACTTATGATTGTTGTATCTGCACCTGAAAATTTTAATGTAAGATTGTTTACAGATACGTCAGCAGTCTCTTGAACTTCAGAACTTCCTAAGAATAATGATGAAGATATATATGTATTTCCATTGAAGGTTAAATTAGCAAAATGATCTGTGTAATATGTTCCTGAACCTATACCTAAATAAATAAGTTCAACTGGATTTAATTTGTTTGTAGCTAATTCTGCTATGACACCAGCAGTTAATGATCTAGTCATTATAATACCTCTATAAGATCAACTTCGTATTGGAAATAGTTTTCTGTGCTAATATTAAACTCTTGAATATCTCCAGTTAATCCAACTGTAAAATCTACGTTAGAATAAATAAGTATTGCATTGTCAGCAACAGCAGTTCTTAATGGTGGTTCAAATGTTAATGTTCCTTGACCAGAACCATTAGAACTTACATCTGCAACGCACATATAAACTTTGTTTTGACCAGTAAATCTAAAATAATCACCAGCTTTAAATATACCTGATGTGCTATTTGCCATACCATCTATTGCAACTGAAGTAACTCCTGCACTAATAGCACCATTAACTCTAATAACTCCTGAAGCAACTCCTAATGATGTAGATATAGTTGGTGGAGAATATTGGAATGATTCCATTTGTGATCTTTGTTTTAATATAAAAGCATTAATGGGTGCAAACTCAGTTCTTGTCATAACAGGGAATCTAAGTCTTAATTTAAATTTCTGTGCATCTATTTGTCTTGCTTGTCGTCTGCCAGATGCAGTAGTTGTAACAATAGTATTTTGATTAGATGAAATAGCTACTGAACTTGGTGCTGGACTTGATGGGAATGTTCCACTCATACTACGTTTGATTTACCTTTCGCATTAGCACCTTGATTAACTAAGTTAAT